CGCTTCCTGCTTGCGCTGGAACTCCTCGTAGCTCGCGTCGAGGGCCTTCTCCACGTCGCCGCGCGCCGTGTCGCCCCCGCGCACATGGATGACCGGGCTGAAGTGGATCACCTGGCCGCCGCCGCGCAGGCGTTCGACACCAGCGCCGCCACCGACCTCTCCAGTGTCCACGGACCGCGCCTTGAAGAAGTCGGCGATGCGGGTGACTGTCGCGCCGGCGCCGCCCTCCAGGCCTTTCGCGTTCGTCTCCTTGAGAGCGAGTAGATAATTTGCCGCGCGCCCTGAAAGGTTGAGGTTCTCGTCGAGGGCGGTGCCGGCGGCGTATCCAGCGAGCCCGGCCGCTGCCACTGCGCCCGCCTTACCGGCTGCGCCGCCAGCCGCCCCGCCCGCTCCGACGCCACCACCGCCAGACTGCGCAGCCTGGTGCCCCTTCGCCGCCGCCGTCGCCTTCAGCGTGTTCCCGATGTACGTGAGCAGCGCCCCGCCGATCTCGGTGAGCGTCTTCAGGAGCGGGGCGGCGCGGATGGCGGCGATCGCGATGCCGAGGTTGTCGAACCCGCCGGCGAGCTTCGCGCCCTTCTCGATCAGCCAGCCGATCTTCTCGACCAGGCGGAGGATCTCGGGGCCGATCTTCATGAGCGCGGGGATCGCCTTCGTCTCGATCCAGCGCGCGGCGTTCTCCGCCCAGACCTTGATCTGCGCGCGGTTCTCCTGAACGTACTTCGTGAACTTGCCGAGCACGTCGGTCACGACCGGGAGGAGCGCGGAGCCGAGCGTGTTCTTGACGCCGGTGATCGCGCCGCCGGCGGAGAGAAGCGCGAGGTGGAACTTCTTCGAGTTCTCGATCGTCTCGGCGGAGAGCACGTTGCCGCTCGCGCGCGTCTGCGCGAAGAGATGCTCGAGCCCCTTCCCGCCCTGCTCGATGAGCGGCAGCATGGCCAGGCCGCCCTTGCCGAAGATCTGCACCACCGCGGCCGACTTCTCGGCGTGCGTCCCGAGCTTGTTGATCGAGTCGGCGATGCGCGCCACCTGCTGCTCGGGAGCGAGCTTCGCGAGCTCCTTGGCGCTGAGCCCGAGATGCTTGAAGGGGTCGGTGGCGGCGCCCTTGCCGCTGGTGGTGGCGCCGAAGAGCTGGATCTCGCCGACGTTGCCAGCGAAGCCGCCGCCGCCCTTCTTCTTCGCGCCGATCACCTTGCCGAGGTTCACGGCCAGCTTGCCCATGCCGGTGTCGAGCGCCTCGACGTCGACGTTCGACTTCTTCGCCGCCGAGCGCAGGAACTGGAGCGCGTCGGTGGTGAGGCCGAGCCGCTGCGCCGTCCGCTCGACGTCGACGCCGGCTTCGGCGGTCGATTTCGCGAGCTCGAACATCCCGGCGCCGGCGGCGAGGCCGAGCCCGCCGAGCTTCGCGGCGTCGGTGACGAGCCCGCGGAGCTGGCCGCCCGCCTTCGCGAACAGGGCCGTCGGCTTCTCCTTCTGCTTCACGCCGAAGAGCCGTTCCTTCGCCTGCGTGGCCTTGAGCTGCGCCTCGAGGCGGCGCTGCTCGCTCACCAGGTTCGAGGTGTCGACGCCGGCCTGGTGCAGCGCGGCGGCCATGTTCAATGCGGCCTGGCGCGTCTTCGTCAGCACCTGCTCGCTCTTCTTCACCGCGGCGGCGCCGGCGGTCATCCAGCGCGCCGACTCCTTCGTCGCTCCGCCGGCGGCCTTCTCGGCAGCCGATAGGCGATCGAGCGCCGCGCGCGCCGTCTTGTAGCGCGCTTCGGCCTGCTTCACCGCATCGGTGAGCCCGGAGAATTTCTCGGTGGAGCGCTCGACGGCGGCGATCTTCTTCGCTGCTGCGCTGAGCTTCGCGAGCCCCGAGGCGGCCGCCTGCGTCTTCGACTGGAATGTCGACTCGAGCTTCGCGCCGATCGAAATGATGGTTTCGTAGAGTCTCGACATCTACTCACCGCCCTCGATCGTCTCGGTCCACATGTGCATCTCCAAGAGCGTCATCGAGAGCCAGTAGGCGACCGGGCTATGCAACCTCGAGGAGAGCCTCCCCGCAGCGACCCGTACGCGCTGCGCGGCGAGGAATGGCGCTACTCCAGCCCGAGAAAAAAATCCCGCACCGCCGTGACGATGGCGCCGTAGTCGCGCGCGGGCAGGCTTCGAAGCGCGCCGCTCGGCACCTTCGACGCCGCCGACGCGATCTGCGCCTGAAAGGTGGCCGAGAGACGCGGATCGAGCGCCGGGACGTTCGCCGTCTCGGCGAGCGCCTCCCGCTCGCAGAAGAGGTAGTCGTTGCCGGTGAGCGACTCGAGGTCGAGCGAGAGGCTGTAGATCGCCTCTTCCGCGCGCGCCGGCGTGGTGTCGGTGGCGGCGATCGCCTCGGCGACCACCACCTTCTTCGAATAGGTCTTGCCGTCGAAGACGAGCGGCTTCGAGATCCGAACGTCCATTAGATCCCGCCCAGGTCCTGGCGGACGGATCGCAGGTAGTCGAAGCCGTTGACCTTGAAGATCATGTTGAACTTGTCGAGCTCGACGAGCGCGATGTCGTCGACGAAGACGCTGATCGCCCCGACCTCGATGTCGACGTCGTTGTCCATGCGCTTGCCCGGCTCGAACTTGCCGAGGCTCATGCCCTTGACCTGGCCGCTGCAGGTGACGCGCACCGGCTTCGTCACGAGCGCGCGAAGCGACGTGTCCTGCATCTGCACCGAGCCGCGAAAATCGAAGTCCTGCACGACCGGCTGGAGGAGCAGCACGCCGGCCGCGTTCACCGCGAGCCATTTGAGCTTCACCACCATCGACTTGAAGTGGCCGAGCACCACCGACTCGTACTCGCCCGCGATGCCGGCGCCGGCGATGTTCTCGGTGAGCGATTCGAACTTCGGCAGCTCGATGTCGGAGAGCCCGAACTGCTCGAGCGACGTCTTGCCGGCGTAGCAGCGGAAGTTGGAGAGCCTCTCGGGGATCAGCACGGTGGCCTCCTCTTACGTGAAGAGCGCGGCGAGCAGCGCCGGGTTGTACTCGGTGATGAACTCGATCGACTCGGCCGGCGACGGCGGCGCCAGCGTGTTGTGGAACCGGATGATCCCGTCGCTGAGATCGACCAGCGGGTTCTCGTCGGCGCGGAATTCGATCTTGCCGTCGACGAGCGCGCCCTGCGCGATCAGCCCGTTGAAGAAGGCGCCGATGGTGCCGACCACGCCCTGGATCAGGCGCTTGTTGCCCGGCTCGTCGACGTCGCGGTCGACGGTGAGGATGATGGTGTTCTCGATCCAGTTGAACATGCGCCGGATCGGGATGAACGCGTCCTTGGGGTCGGTGGTGCCGGGGTAGCCGCCCGTGCGGTTGCCCCAGGTGCGCCAGCCGTTGAAGCCGTTCAGGAAGGTGAGGATGCCCTGCGCGTTCAGGTTGTTCGCTTCGGGCTTGGTGAGCAGGACCTCGGTGCCGTCGTTGAGCACGGCCGAGGTCCCCACGAGCGGCTTGTTGCTCGGGCTCGCGTAGGGGATGCCGTCGTGGGCGTTGTCGGTGATGTTGGCGACGCACGCCACCACCGTCGAGCCGTGGTACTCGTCGCTGCCGTTCTTCACGAGCGGCCAGCAGGGGACGCCGTCGACCTTGTCGTATCCGTTGGTGCTCTTCCAGGCCGGCGCCAGCGACGAGTCGCCGATCACCGCCGGATCGGTCGAGAGGTCGAGGAGCGCCTCGGCGCGGAAGCTCCCGTTGATCGAGCTCGCCTTGGTGATGAGCGCTGCCGCCACCGTCGGCGTCTCGCTCCACGTCGGCGCGAGCAGGAAGCCGGGCACCAGGCGGAGCCGCGGGTAGACCTGCTCGATGGCCTGGATGCCGGTGTAGTGGCCGCCGGAAAAGCCGCCGATCACGTCGTTGGCGACGACGCCCGACGGGTCGAGGTAGTCGCAGGTGACGCCGATGGTGGCGAGGGCCGCGATGGTCCCGGTGGTGACGCGCGAGATCACGAGGAAGCCGTTGTCGTCGAAGGCGAGCGTGTAGTCGGTGCCGAGCGCCTTCGTCACGCCGGCGACCTTCACCACCACCGTGCTCGCGATGACGCCGAACTTCGGCGTGCTCGAGCCGTAGACGTCGACCGTCGCGGTGCCATCCGCGCCGAGAATGAGAGGCTCGGTGATGATGTGACCGACGTGCGCGGCGTGCTTCGGGTCGATGACGTTGATGACCACGATCGGGCCGACGCCGTATGCGATGAAATGGGCCTTCACCGCCTCCATCAGCGTCCACTTCGACCAGTCGAGGCCCTCGAGATAGCCGATCTTCTCGACGGCATCGGCGAGGTTGAAGAGGACGATCGGCTTGTTCACCGCCGTCTCGTCGACGATGTTGATCGGCGCTACGCCGACGTAGACCGAGAGGCCTGCGGTGAGACGGACCGGGGGCACCACGCCGGTCGGGATTTCGCTGATCTTTACGCCGTGATCCATTTGCCGTCCTCCGTTGGGTCCGGCGCATCCACCCGGCGCGGCCGGGGAAGCGTCCAGTTGGTGGTCACGACCCCGAGCCAGAGCGGTCGCGGCTGCTCGTCGGGTAGATCCCACTCGAGCGGGCCCGAGTGCTCGAAGCCGGTCC